TTTCAATATTGGAGTAAATCTCCATACCTTCATCAGTTTTAAACCAAGCGGCTAAAGCTGAGTAAGGGTGTTCATCAAAAGGAACGTTCATTAGTTTTCTATCGTTAGAACCCCATGAAAAAGTTCTTTGATCAGAAGATAATTTTAATATCCCCATTTCAGTAGCTTTGATACCAAAGTTTCTAAGCGCTACATTGTCATCATTAACTAATTCTAAGAATAACTCTGGATTTCTTTTAGCGTACAATAGTAAATCTCTTTTAAGTTCTTTAGAACTCATGTTAGAAACACCAGATCCAACCTCAACACGCATAACAGCTTCTACCATATCGATATCTAGATTTTGAGCCGCGTTTAACGCTTCTATTTCTAACTCTAGTATATCTATTTCGTTTATAGCATTATCTATTGGTTTCCACTCGTAATACGTAGTATTAGCTTCTGGATGATATAAAGAAAGAAGTTTTTGTAATATTGTTTTTTCTTTTGGAACGTGTAAAGCTCCATTTCTAAAAATAATATGAGATAATCTTTGATCACCTTTCATCTCATCAACAAAACAAGTTTGTTGATTTTCACAATATTTTAATTCTCTTTCGTATCCTTTGTTTTCGTCAAACCAATATATATTAGCAGATCTAATCATTTGAGATAAAGGTTTTTTTCTTCCTTTTATATAGTAAACTCTATCTTTTATTTCCCAACCATCTTCTGCTTTCTTGTAAGTTGGTTCTTTTCTTTTTGTTTGTTTTTCGATTAATGGAGCTTCAACTACTGGAGTTTCAACAACCACTTTTTCTACATGCTCATCACCAGGATCTCCCTGGTAAGAGGCTTTTTTTGTTTTTTGTTTTTTTGCCATAATATAATATATAATAAAATTAATAAAAATAAAGGGTCGAGGCCGAAGCCTCGATCCTTAATATAATAAATGCTTACTTCATTAACATAAAGTTATTAGCACCTTGAGTAATTAAACATCTTTCAGATAAGAAATGCATTTGCATTGCATCTAAAGCAGATGTAGCAGCTCCAACAGAACCAGTAACCCAAGTTTTTAATCTTCTGTCATCAGTTTGAGAAGCTCTATATCTAACATGTAAGAAAGGACGTTTCATGTTCTTACCTAACATTTCATCATAAACTGAAGAAACACCAGCTGGAACAATAACCCCTCTAATAGCAGCGCTACCAGCAGCAGCATTAATACCACCTCTTGTAGCTTTGTCATTTAAGTATCTCATATCAGACTTATAGAAATCGTAAGATCCACGTCTGAAACCAGAAAAACCTAAGTTTAACGCCATGTCTTCTGAGTTATCAAATACTCCATAAGAAGTACCACCAGCTCCGTAAGAATTCATTGAAGCTAACATATCGTCAATAGCTAAACTAGTAGCTCTGTTTACGAACATCATGTTTTCTTCAATAGCACCTTGAGCGTCAAACTCAGCTAAGATAGCATCAAATTCAGCTAAATCAGTAGCAGCGTTAACACCAGTAACACCTGAAGTAACATTACCTCTATCAGTAATAGCATCAAATAAACCTTGAGTACCTACACCATCATCAGCACTAGCTCCTAAACTAGCATCAACAACAGTTGAGTTAGAACCCTTAACACTTTCTAGCATAGCCATTTCTAAATAATCAGTAAAACGAGCTCTAGTATCAGCTTCAGCTTTTAAGTACCACAAGTATCCTGATTGACCTTCTTCAGTAGACACTTCAACCCATCCAATTCTAGACGCATCAGAACCTGATACTTCGTAGTAATCTTTCATAATAATTGGTTTATTAGAAAAAGATTTAAAACTTGGTTGGTTAGCTTCGTGTGAATCAGCAGATGTTAGTGGATTTGCTGTATCAACTGCACTATATGATTTACCTTTTGCGTATTCAGAACCTACAACTAATAAAGTTGAAGCTCCAGTCCCTGTAGCGTGACCAGTTAAATCAGCTTTATCAAACGGTTCAACTTGTATAGTAGCTGTATCAACGTCAGTAGCTAAACACATTGTAGTTATACCATCACTTGATATAAGTACTAAATCATTAGCTCTAACACCGTGATTAGCTAAAGTAAAACCACTAGTATTACCATCTATATCAGCTGTAACCTCAAAAGTACCATTTGTAGATCCTGCTGTTACTACTGTACCTTTTACTGAGATGTGTAATCTTGATTGCTCAGACCAAACAACTTGATCAGATGTCATAGCCTCTTCAGCTCCTACTTGATTAAGAAATCCTGAAATTGTTCGTTTACCGAAAACTTCAGCTTCTTTTTCCATAAGATCTGGTAAATATTGTTGAGCCCACGTTACATCTGTAGAGCCCGTAAAATCTAAATAATTTGAAGCTAGCGTTTGCTTTTGTATAGTAGGCACGCTATTCAAATTAGTTCCTCCTGTAATTGCCATTTTTTATTTTTTTTAAATTGTTAATTATTTTTTATTTTTAATTTTAAACTTAAAATCAGAAGAATCTTCACCTAACACTCTTACTTTTATACCACCAGCTTCAATTGTTCCATGAGCTTGTCTTGGGTTCATATCAACATTCTTGGCTTTAGCAACGCTATTTTTCATAGCATCCGCTTTTCCTTGTTCATAAAAGTGTTTCGCAACAGCATCCGCATTCATTGCTGTATATAGAGATTTATGATAACCCGCTACATCTGACATTTCACTTTTTTCGTTCAAAAACTTTTTGACAAAATTGTTAATATCGCTTTGTGTTTCTTTAATCTCACTAGCATTGTTTACGTTAAACCTATATTTTTTATCACCGACGTTATATTCAAAACCTTTGAATTTGTCGTTAAAAACTTTATCAGTTTTATTTAAAAAACTAGATTTGTATGCTTCTGTTTGTTTTTTAGTCTCTTCTGACTCTTTGTTATACCTATTAAAGAAATCTACAGCTTTTTGTTGTTCTTGAGTCAACTTTGACCCAGCTTTAATTTCTTCATAGTATTTGGACTTTTGCCCGTCCAGATGGGCTCTAGCGTTGGCAACTTGCTCTTTTAACGCTAATTTTTTTCTTCGTATATCTCTTTCTTCATCAACTTCTTCGTCGTAAGAGAACGAATCTTCCATAAGGAAGTTAATTTCTTCGTTGTTTAAATGCGGTTTTGTTTGCCTATAATATTCGTATAATAGATTTTTATCATCTAATTTTGAATAGTCTTGATTAAGCTTTACATAGTCATTTAAATCTCCTCCAGTCTCTTCCATAAAGTCTATTAACTTTTGGATATTCTCTGGTAATGGTTTACCGGTAGCTTCAGCCTCAGCAACAGCCTCTTCAATTTTTTCTTCTACCTCAGCAACTTCTTCTTCAGTAGATTCCTCAGTAATTTCTTCTAATACTGGAGTTTCTTGTGCTTCTGCTTCCGGTTGTACTTCTTCTTGTTTTTCTGTGGCGTCGGCATTTTCAGACTCTGCAACCACTCCGCTGTCGTCAGCGTTATCTTCTTTAACTTCATTTTCTTCTAGTGTTAGTGGTTTACTTAAGTCTACTTTTATAACGCTATCGTCACCAGCAGATTCAAATTTACTTTCATCAACTTGACTAGTCGATTCTTGTGTAGTCTCTTCGACTACGTTTTCATCTTTTTCTTCCATAATATAATATAATAATAATTAATAAATTTTAACTAGGATCAAACGAACCTAAATCAAATCCTCCACCTAGTATATCATTACCTGCAGACTCAAAGTTTTTAGGTGGTTTTCCACTGTTTCTTTGCTCAATCATTTCTGATTGTTGTGTAGCTTGTATCTTTGTTCTTTCGTCTTTCCTATCTTCTTTTTCTTTTTCTCTATCTTTCATGCTTTGTACTTCAGTTCCTTTTAACTGCATATTGTACTGGAACTCTAAAGCCATTAGTTGCTTTTTCATTTCTACTTCTTGTTGCATTTTTTGAGCATCTAATTGTGCTTCAACTTGTAACAGTTGCGCTTTACTTTGTGATAAAGCTTGGTTTTTCTGTACTTCAACTTGTGCGGCAGCTTGAGCTGATTGAGCGTTAGCTTGCGACTGCATTT